AATCGTTTCCAGTTCGCGGGTGTGTAACCCCCGCAGTTCGCCGATCTCGGCCAACAGCCGGCCGCGCATCTTGCGGGCAAGGTCTTGCTCTTTCTCATGGAAAGAGATCTCACAAAAGAAATCCATCGACGGGGCCATCATCGCCACGGCCGTGCTTTTCTTTAGCCCCTGGGCGCCGACCAGGATCGGCACCATGTCAGCCTTAACCCCTGGCTGGACAACCCGGCCGGCCATCGCCGACCACAAGTAGCGCGATACCGCACGGTGATAGGGGGTATCCTCAACGCCAAAATAGTCGAGCAGGAAACACTCAACGCGCGGCACCCCGTCCCACGTCAAGCCGTCAAGCCAAGTTATCGCGGTGTCGAACTTGTTGCGAAACGCCACATAATGCACAGCATCGCGAATCAACTCCCGACCGATCGGCTTAAACGATTGCTTTTCCAGACATATGCGTAGCTCCACATAGTCCTCGTCACCAAACGGGCGCCAGGCAACCTCTCCGAACGGCGACCAGACGATCTCGTCCTTGAACTGATCAAACCGCAGCTGCATGCCGCACATGGTATGCCGCAACGCTTTCACCACATTATCAACGGTGGCCAGGATCGCCCCGCTCTTATCCCGTAAAAACCCTGGCAATGGTTCCGGCGCGTTATCCGGCACCTCGGCGACGAGATCCGCGAATATGTCCTTCTGATACCCCACGGCCTCGATGAACTCGCCGCGGGTGCGACTGGCGCAGGAACCGTGCAGGCACTTAAAATGCCCCTGGGCATACTCCGCATCGGGTGGAAAGTAGGTCGTGCTGCCATCCCCCGCCTGACCCATGCTGTGACCATCCTCAAACGGACAACGAATATGCCGCTCGCCGTCTCGCCCATCGGCCATCGTCCAGCCGTTCTCGTCCAGGTATTCCCCGAGCGGATCTTCGCCGACGATCCCGGTACCGGACCCCTTGCGACCCTTAACCATGGTTGTCGATTCCCCGTTACCGAATTCGGTAGCCAGGATCGACCAGATGGCCTCGAACTCAGCCGCATCCAACACCGGGATATCGTTCGGCAATCCCTGCTCCCAAACGTAGCGCACACCGGACGGGTGTGTGCCTATGGCGATAAACTGCTGCCCGGTGCCGAGAAACTCGACATTCCCCTGGTCGGTCTTAATGATCCGCTTCGGGAAATCCCCCGGCATTTCAAACACCATCAGGAATTTGCTGGCATTGCCCCGCGTCCGACACGGCAACTGCACCCCCAACACCTCGGCAATGCGCGACTTGATCGCCTTGGCCATCCCGGCATCGGTGACATCGACATCGAGTGCCCGCACCGTGCGCGTTTGAATGCAGATCCCGTAATCACTAATCGGGCGCCACTTTCGGATCTCGGCATCGGTCGAACGCTTTGCTGTCCACTTGGCCAGCCCAACCACCTGGCCGTTGCCGTTGTAAAGCGATGGCACCTTACCCTTACTGGCCAGCTTGGACGTCGGCGAGATCGGCGCCTCGGGATTACTCACCACCGGCAACAGATCATCGGTCAAGCCGAGGACGAACGTCAGGTGATCCCAATCGGCCGGCATGGCACCCCATGGCCCGGTCGCGTTAATTACTTTAGCGGTCATCACGGTCTGCACTCCATGTAAGCCGCGATTACTTCTTGCGCGACTTGGCTGACGATCGCGTTGCCGTAGGCGCGCAGTCGCACCACTCGGGCGGCAGACCCATTAGCCAGCGGGAATGTGCCAGGTTCAACTGGCCGCCACTTTCCATCCCGGCAGTAGAGCCAATCCGCATCTCGCCAGTGGCCGTTAGTCGGGCCGGTCCTGCCAGCGTCGATTGCTGCGTCAAGCTGCTGCCCGTCATGTTCGGCGTTATCGTGCCGCCGCGCTCCCCGTCCGACGCCGAGCAAGTCGTCCAACCCGCCAAATTCGCCTGCCTCGGCAACTGGTCGAACCGCTCCGTACCGTCCGCTCTCGGCTTGATGTCCGCCCCCGAGTCCTTCCAGTCCCTTGTTGTTGTTACCCAACCGGCGAGCGGCGCTGTTTCTGGCAACGCCATCGCATTCTTTCTCGGCGATACTCGGCCGCCCTTGATCGCGTCGGATGTCAGTGGCGTCGGCCACGAACCACAGTCGTTGACGGATATGCGGCGCGCCGACCCCCGCAGCAGGGATACCGGCCGCTGCGAAGGCGTAACCGCTTCCTTCCATGTCAGATTGAACAAGGTCGAGCCAGCCGTGCCTAATCGCTGCTTCAACCTGCTCACCAAAGACGACCGGAGGGCGGCACTGCTCGATAAGGTAGTGCCAATATGGCCATAGGTGCCGCTCGTCGTCCATCCCACTACCCACGCCTGCCACGCTGAAAGGCTGGCAAGGACATGAGCCTGTCCAGACCGGGCGATCGTCGCACCATCCAACGCTTCGCAAGGCGTGTGACCAGACGCCGATACCGGCGAAGAAATGACACTGGGTGAATCCAGCAAGCTCAACTGGTTTGACATCTAAAATACTCCTTGAATCGACTTCACCATCGGCGATATGTCCTGCTGTAATGAGATTGCGCAACCACTGCGCAGCTTGGGGGTCAAACTCGTTGTAATAGGCAGCCATCACGCACCTACTCAGCCGGCGGTGCTTCGAGATCCACCTGGATATCCATCAGCAAGTCGCCGATCGAGATACCCGTCAGCGCCGATACGTCCTTCATGCGCGGCAACGGGACGCAGCCCGCATCAACCCACGCGGACACCGCTTGCGGGGTGATCCCCAACTCTTTGGCCAAGGCCGTTTGACTGCCGGCGGCCTCTACGGCCCGCTCTATCGCTTTCATGTTTTAAATCCTAACGTTGTAATAACAACGCGAAGGATACAACGTTGTTTTAACAATTTCAATCTATCGCTTGAATTGTTCGTTGTGTGCCCTACACTGAATTACAATCGTCAGCTTGTAACGAGGTATCGCTATGGATTTCGGAACCCAAATTAAGAACGCACGCGAAGCAAAATGTTGGAACCAGGCCGAACTCGCGCAGCACTTAGGTGTTACGCAGCAAGCTGTCCAGAAATGGGAAGGGCAACGCTTTCCGCCGCTGCGTAGCCGGCATCTGCCCGAACTCTGTGCCCTCCTGGGCATCGATATACCAGGCCTTACTATGCGCGGCCAGGATGTCGTTTTTTCTACGGCAAGCGACGACGCCGTTCAGCGACTCATAATAGGTCCGCCAAAAGGCCGCCTCGCCAAAGAAGGCCTAACGAAGGTTAGACCACAGATAGATGATGTTTTTGACGATATGCACAAACTGCTCCCCGAGGAGTACCGCGGCGCAATCGCGGGATCGGTATTCGTGCAGGGGCTACCGTATAAGTTCTTGTACACAAGCAAGAAGGTTATCGTGCATCTTGTGCATGAAACACCAAACGTAATAATGAACCGCATGCGGGTTAGAAGCGCAGCCTGGCGATTGTTTGTCGCAAAGAATGCAAACAATGATGTACCGGTCAGCAGTTCGCACTATATGTTGGCGGTGATGGCGTTGCCGTCCGAAGATAGGCCGATAAAACCGGATAACTTTATCGGCACCGAATCAAAAGTAACCGGGCTTGACATCATCTTTTTCCCAGACACCGGGCACCTCGCAAAATATATTTGTAACCTTGAAAACATGCCAACAGAAGCAGATGAATTTTTTAGCGACGCGGGTACCGTTTTATATGAAGATTCCGACGAGATACCCTGGTAAATAACAGAGGAAAAACAACCATGGACGCCCTGATTCAATTCATCCCCTCGATAATCCTCGCCATCCTGCTGATCGTGCCCTGCTGGCGCATCGTAGCCCGCGCAGGATTTCACCCCGCATGGTCACTGCTTGCATTGGTGCCGATCGCCAACGTGATCGCCCTGTGGATCTTCGCCAAAAAGAAATGGCCGGCGCTGGAAGGTAAGCGATGAAAAACAACCTTTTAACCGTGTGCACCGTAGCACTCCTGTCGGCGTGTGCATCCACCGGCATCACCCCGATGAACGCGGGCACCTATCTGATCGCCAAGAAAAGCCCGCAGATCGGTTTCGGCCCGCCTATTGGTATCAAAGCAGAGGCATACCAAGAGGCAAACGCCCACTGTGCAACGGAAAACAAGGCCGTCGAGACATTAAAACTAGAGGAAACGAATTCCGGTTTTGGTAGAGCGGCAGCGGTATCTCTCGAATTTAAGTGCGTCGAACGAAAATAATTTAACCAAGCTGAAACCCTGAACTGGCCGGACTTCCCGGCCTTTTTTACGTCCAGAAATACAACGTTTAACAAAAACATTTAAAGAAAATGGTTGTAATTGTTAAAAGGTTGTATCTATAATTCAGTCAAACAACGAAACAACGTTGTAAAAACGAATGAACGAAAGGACGAACGAAATGCACGCTTACCCGCTTATCACTGGCCACCTTTACCTGGTGGCTTACCACGGTCAAACGCTGACCGTGTTCGCCAATAACGGCGCCGCGGCGATCCAGTTCGCCCTCCCCTTTTTCATCACCCTGGAGTAACAACCA